GAGGTGGCAGACGTTAAGCTAGTGGCACTACCTGAGTCATTGAAGATCAGGGTCATCAGCAAGGGTCCGCCTTTAACCTACTTCGTTCTTAAGCCAGTGCAGAAGTTCCTTCATAGGATTCTTCGCCGTCATCCCATGTTCCGGTTGATTGGTGAGCCCGTTACGGGTTCTCTCTTAAATGAGAAGTTTGGAGCGGTTGCAGGCTATTTTCATAGTCTGGACTACTCCTCAGCTACCGATTTTCTTAATCCGGAAGTGAGTGAGGCGGTGGTGAACGCAATTTGCGCTTCTGTAGGAATGCCTGAGGACATACGCTTGTTGTTCTTGAAGGCCCTGACGGGTCATACCGTCGAGGGTCTTCCTCAAGTGTGGGGTCAGCTCATGGGTTCGGTTGTCTCATTCATAATCTTGTGTGTCGCCAATGGTGCTGTCATACGCAAATCACTAGAAGTGCTCTACTGTCGTCGGCTTACGCTGGCCCAGTGTGATGCGCTTGTCAACGGTGATGACGGTGCTGTTCGTGCTCCCTTCGCTTTCCTTGACATCTGGAAGCAGCTTGCTGCTTTGTGTGGCCTTGAGCCATCCCAGGGGAAAGTATATTCTCACAAAACCTACCTCAACATCAACTCTACGTCGTACCTCATGAGAGGCGGCGTCCTGCGCTTGATTCCCTATGTCAATATGGGTCTCATGACGGGTCAGAAGAGAGCTGGAGGGAAAGTTTCAGTTCAAGATGTCCAGGACCCGGAGGGCCCTGAGACACTTGGTGCACGACACCGCGAGTTGCTCGCGTCGTGCCCTGAGGATATGAAGGTGGCTTGCCACGAGATGTTTCTGAACAGACATTGGGACCTGTTGTCTCGGTGCAAAGTTCCATGGTATGTATCTGAAAATGAGGGCGGAGTGGGGTTGGATTCGGTGAAGGTGTGGTCTTTTTCGTCTGATGATATCGACGATGCTTCTTGGTCTTATGTCACCAGCCGTGCTGGTGCCATCTATGGTCCCTCGGATCTGGATGAGAAGTGTCTCGAGTTACTCAATAGCGATTCCATATCTATTCCCGTTCGTAAGCTCCCCTCCTTGCAGCCTATTCAGGTTCGTTCCATCTGGTCCAGTCGCGTGAAGGAGTTCACACGCGCTGACCAATCCCTGGAGTTGACGGAAGACGATGTCGGTACTCTTGACACGTCTACGTTCTACTTCGCCCCCTCCCTCGTCACTGATCAAATTGGACGTAATCCAACAAAGGTCCTATTCAGTAACCAGCGGGCTTGGAGAGTTCTTGAGCATCTGGCTCGTTCATCAGTAGAGTGATTTTTACTGGTGGGTGGTGTCAGTTAATCAGGGACGCCGCAATCTACAACTTAGAAAAAGAGATTCCTTAGTTGGATGTATCGCCGAATGGCGTTCAGACGCGTGAGTTCACGGTCGTACAGTCTCTGAAGTATGAGTGGGTGATTGTTTCTTCTGTGGAAGGTTAGAGCATGATCTCTCTATCCTGTG